CCTGCCGCACGTCGTGACCTTCTCGGCCAATTGCGCAGACCATGCCGACAGGCTGGCCGATGCCGCTTACATCTCGCTTGTCAAAGAGGGCGAGTTATCTTTACCCGCCCTGTTCGTGCGCAGCTACAAAAGGAATAAAGTATGAGTGAAGCACGATCCAAAGATAAAATGCTGCGCGAGGAGATCGCAGCGCTGGCTGGGCTTGCCGGCGACGGTAAACGCGGGCCGGTAGTGCTGCTTGCTTGGTGCGTCTACGACGCCGAGACCGAGGAGATGTACTCGAGCGTGGCGACTAACAGCCACGACGTGTCAGGTCGCTTTCAGATGGCCGAACATCTGCAGGATGTTTTAGAGAAAATGGTCGAATACACAGAAGAAGGGGATACACATGGCGGAACATTTTGATACGTGGGTGCCACGCCGCGCCGGCGAGCAGCCGCCGCACTGGGTGCGCGGGATGCCTTGGGCGGTCTCGCCCAAGCTGCCGACCTATGCGGGCAGCGAACCGGCGTGGGTGGCCTACACCAGCTACAGCGTACCTTTAGGCGCTGTGCATCGCGCGCTGCCGGTCACAGGTGCCAATGAGAACGAGATCAAGGCACTCGAGAGGATCAGTGTCGCTGCGCGCGAGGCCATTGGCTTCAAGAGCCTGACTGGCCTGCGCAACGCACTGCGCCAGATCGACGAGATCGCCGACCGCATTTTGGGAGCTGCAGCATGAACCAACCTATAACTCGCCTGCAATTCTGGCTGATCGTCATATGGGCGGTGGCCGTGATAGCTTTGTTTGTAACAGAACCGATCCCGCAATGACATGATGATAAGCACTAATTCCGATATCGTTATTCCGATGTCGGCATCAGGTAAGTTGCGAATTTATTAGACGCATAGATACACATTGGAGCAAAACACATGATGATAAGCAAACCAACAAAGAAGTTAGCAGCATGAAAAATTTATACAAAACTAACCAAACCAAAGGAAATAACATGATTAAGAAACTTTTAATTTCAGCTTGCGCCGCCGCCCTTTTAATCCCTGTTGCAGGCTATGCGCAGAATACTGGAAACAATGGGAATGGAAATGGTGGTTGCGGTAGAGGGCAAAGCACGAATGGTTGTGGGGAGCAAGAACCCGTGTCACCTGTTGGGTCGACTACTAACCACAACACTTCTAGTGCAAGCGTTGCACCTATTACGAACACGTTAACGGCATCCACAGCCCCAATCACTAACAATCTTTTGTCGGCCTCGCTTGCATCTAACAATGTTGGGCCACTTACGAACACTAGCGCTAACAACAACACTAGCTCTAACAACAATGCTAACAGCGCTTTAGGTGGAGCAGCATCATCTACAACTGGGCCTATTGAGAGCAACAATGCCAACACGAACACAGGCACAAATACTAGCACAAATACTATAGCAAACACGGTATCGAATTCAGTCGATGCCAAGGGCGGCAGTGCCTCTGTTTCCGTCGCTCCTGTGTCGAGTAGCAGCGGCGCAAACCAAAGCCAAGCAACGTCTAACTCTAACAACTCCTCGCTTACCGTGGAAGGCGATAGGTTTGCAGCCTCTACGTCTTACGCACCTCAATTAGTTGTTGGCTCAGATACCTGCATGGGGTCAACTAGTGCAGGAGGTCAAGGGATGGCCTTTGGTTTTTCAATCGGCACGTCATGGACCGACAAGAATTGCGTCCGTCTCAAAAACAGCCGCCAGCTACAGATTGTAGGGCAGACTGCCGCCGCTATCCAGTTGCTTTGCCAAGATATTGAGGTGCGTAATGCTATGCAAGAGGTAGGCACGCCCTGCGCGCCTATTATTAAGACGCGCCGTTAAGTCATTGGCATTAAGTAAGTTGCGAATTTATTAGACGCATAGATACACATTGGAGCAAAACAGTGACTGACCTAAAAGACGCGTACATAGCGCAAGCTGCAGCCGTGGCCGAGCATGTGAACACCATAATCGAACTGCGCGACCACATACAGCGCATCAAGGAAGAGGCCTTTATAGCTGGCTGGAACCGGCGCACCGCAGCCACCGGCCGGTGGATCACGTATGACAAGTGCCCAGATCTGGATGCGGCCTTGGCGCGATATATGAGCGAGCAGTAATGGCCGCCCCCTCCCGGTATAATTTACACCTGATCGCCGTCGGCAGGAGCCAGCGATACCTCGTGCCGACGCCGGAGGATTGCAAGCGTATGGCGCGCAATGTCAGCCAGTATGGCATCCGGCACGATCGCGGCTTTACCTGCCGCACACATGCCAAGACGCGTATCATGACCGTGATGCGCGTAAGATAGCACTTGCAAGACCGTATTGCATGTGCGACTGAATGCCATCAGCAACCGGAGACTTTCCAAATGACACCCGATACTAAAGCCAAATTGCTATTTACCAAACGCGACAAGATATCGCGCCAACTTACCGAAATCGATCAGCAGCTAGTTTGTTTACGATTAGCATATATGTCGCGCGAAGGCATCAGGGGCTTGCGTCCCGAGAACTTCCGCGCAGCCATCAAGAGGACATCATAATGACATTAGACAAATCGAACCAGCGCGTCACGCTGCTGCGTGCCGCTATATCTGCAGGCGGGGGTGTGATTGCCTTTGCCCGTTCGCTTGGCGTCTCGCACCAAGCTGTGTACCAATGGATTAAGCGTGGCTACGTGCCGCCCTTCCAAGCAACCAAAATCGAGGCTCTTTACCACGTACCCCGCAGAGATCTGGTGGACCCAGCTATGTTGGAAATGCTGGCGATCGCCGAAAGCAGATAACATAAGGTCCGAGGGGGGGAGTATGAACAACGTGAGCACTATCGCGCCTACTTTACGCGCCGTAGAGGTGCCATTGCCATTGCGCAGCTTGCCGGCGTGGTTGCTGTGGCGCTTCGAGCATTTCGTCGGCGAGGCCAAGCCGCGCAAGATCCCGTACTGGGCGAACGGCACGCGCAGACATGGCCAGCAAGGCAGTGCCTTTGACCGAGAGCATCTGACCACGTTCGAGGTGGCCCTCGAGGCTGCCGTGCGCGGCGGATATGACGGCGTGGGCTTTGCACCACTGGCCGACTTCGGCTATGTCTTCCTCGACTTCGACAACTGCATCGAGCCTGACGGCGCGTTCTCGGCAGACATCCACAAGATGGTCGATCGCACGTACGCCGAGCGCAGCCCAAGCGGCAAGGGCATACGTGCTGTGCTGAAGGGCAACCTTGGCAACCACAAGTCGGGCACGTCCGGGGGGTATTTCGGCTTCGAGACGTTCAGCTCTTCGGGCTTTGTCACCTTCACCGGTTACATCCTGCCCAATTGCGAGATCCTTGGATATCACGACAAGATCGCGGACGTGGACGACTTCACACGTTCGTACTGCGGAACACGCTTCGGCTCGACGTCGCAGATCGCCTTTGATCCTGACGATTTCATGCTAGGGCGAGAGCCTAAGCTCAGCCTGACGGTATCCGAGATGGACGCGCTGCTGTCCAACCTCGACCCGAGTATGGGCCGTGAGCCGTGGCTACGTGTCGCTATGGCGCTGCATCACGAGACGGACGGCGACGACACCGGCTTCGAGCTGTGGGATGAGTGGTCAAGCAAGGGCGATAGTTACCCCGGCACTGACGGCCTGCGCTACCAGTGGGACAGCCTGCGCCCCGCCGTGGGCAAGCGCGCCGTGACCATGCGCTCGGTGATCAAGATGGCCAAGGATGCTGGGTACCGCATACCCGAGGCTGTGACCACGCAGCGCGTCCTTCAGAATGCCGAAAAGATCCAAGCGCAACTCAGCCCAGAGACGCGCAACCGCTTTACACCGCTGCCGGCTTTTGAATTGACGCAACTGCCGCCGCTTGAGTGGCTGATCAAGGGCCTCTTGCCCAAGGGTGAGCTTGGCATCATCTTCGGTGCTTCGGGGTCAGGCAAGACGTTCCTCATCCTCGACTTATTGTTCGCGGTCGCGCGCGGCGTCGACTGGCGCGGGCGTAAGGTCAAGCAAGGCCGCGTCGTGATCGTCGCGGCAGAGGGCGGCAACGGCATCGGCATGCGCATAGAGGCCTATGCGCGCTACTATAACATCGACATGCGCACCGTTGACATGCACATCATCACCGCTGCGCCCAATTACATGGATGGAGATGACGTGTCCGAGCTGATCGCAGAGATCAAACAGCTCGGTAATGTCATGATCATAGCGACAGACACGCTCGCTCAGGTCTCGCCGGGCGCTAACGAGAACACGTCCGAGGACATGGGTCGCGTTCTGCGCAACGTAAAGCTGATCCACGAAGCCACCGACGCGATGAATTTGTTGGTACACCACGCCGGTAAGGATCTGAGCAAGGGTTCGCGCGGCTGGTCCGGTCTGAAGGGTGCAGCAGACGTCCAGCTGGAAGTCGTGCGCCATGAGAACGGCAGCAGGGAACTGGTGCTCGAGAAGCTCAAGGATGGCGTTGACGGTACGCGCTGGTCTTTCAAGCTCGAGAGCGTGGACGTGGGCATGGACTTTGATGGCGACATCATCACCAGCTGCGTTGCCGTTGAGGCCGACGCGCCGGCGCGTGAAGAGCCAAATGATCGCCTCGGCATCAAACGTCGCGGGCGTGTAGAAAATCACGTGTTGGAAGTGATGACGATATTTGGCGATCAGAGCATAGTCAGCGCGGTGGACCTAATCGACCGTGCCGTGGCCATGCTGCCTGCGCCGGAGATCGGCAAGCGCGACACCCGTCGTCAGGTCGTTACCCGCGCAATTCAGATGCTCAGCAAGGAGAAGGACGGACCGCTGCGCATGGATGGTGGAAAAATAATCTTCTACGAGTAAAAAACTGCAAATAGCTATTGCAATGCCGAATTGCATATGCGACTAGGGGTCATCAGCAACCAAGGAGTAACCAAGATGAGCAACCTAGCAGTTTCCACCATTCCCTATATCAGCCCAGTCGATCGGCTCGGCGAACTCAAGGCGGACATCGCGCGCTTGACCGCAACGGCCAAGCTACTCGAAGACGCCATCAAGGAAGACGGCGTCGGCGCGTACGAGGGTGACCTCTTTCGCGCTGCGGTTAGCGAAGTCGCCGAGCGCCAGTCGCTCTGCGCCAAGGCAGCCGAGGCCAAGCTCCGCGAGTTGGGCGTCGACGGCCGCTGGTTCAGCAAGAACCAGAAGACCACCAAGGGCTACATTGTAGTTCGCGTTTCGGCGCGCAAGGCGTGACAGGGGAGAGAGAGCCTGTCAGCGTTCTGGCCGCTGAGTACACGTCGGGGGGCCGCACCAGCTCCCCGACGCTGGACATCAATTTAATTGAAGACGGCCGGCGCACGCGCGTTTCGGCCCACCCTGTAACCGGCAAGCGCGACGCACGTCGCTTGGCCATCGTATTAGGAGCCACACCGTGGAACTTTTAAAAGATCGCAACACGTATCGTCAGTGCGACGACAGCTTGCTAATAGAGGCCGGTCGCTACCGCCCTACGCCCGAGTTGGCGCTGGTACTGGCCGAACGGCTGGAAGAAACCTTGGCTTTGCTGGACGACAAGGACGAGACCCTCGCCAGCTCTAAAGAGGCGTACGAGATCGAGATCAACCAGTATGACGACAAGGTCTACTTGTTGCAGGCCGAGATTGAAAAGTTGGAAAGTAAATTAAAGGAGCATGAAGCGTGATTAAGATCGAAGTAACCGGAAACAGCATCCCCGAAGTTGCTGACAAGCTGCTGGCCATCGGTGCCAGCCTGCGCAACAGCGCAAGCCAAACGGCAGATGATAGCGCGCGTCAGGCGTTACAGGATTTGCGTGATAAAATTAAGGTGGTGCATGTCAGCTCTGATGCCTCGGAGGCCATTCCTTTTGAGAAGCCAAAGCCGGCGGCAAAGCCTGCCAAGGCGCGGCTGCTTCCGGCGCGCGTTGATATGGAGCCAATCGTCGAGGCCGTGAAGCCTGAGCCGGTTGCCGAGGCCGTGAAGCCTGAGCCGGAGATCGTCAAGCCAGAAGGCCCAGTGTCTGTGCTCAACTTCGAAACCGAAGTCGCGCCGGTCGTCATCCAGTTCGTGCAGAAAGTATCCAAAGAACGCACAGGCGAGATCCTTGCCGAGTTCGGCGTGGAGCGTGCGTCCATGATGGACCCAACCTTGTGGCCTGAACTGGTCGAGCGTCTTCGGGCAGAGATGGCATGAGCGGGCACGCAGTCTTATCAGCCTCCGGCGCACATCGTTGGATGGCCTGCCCCGGCAGTGTAAAGCTCGAGGCTACATATCCCGACAACAGCAACGCATACTCACGGGAGGGGACAGCGGCGCATGAATTGGCGGCGCTTGTCCTCGAGTACCCCACCGCGCTGGCCAAGCACTATGTCGGCAAGAAGATCCGCTACGACGATCATGGCGAGGAAGTGTTGTGGGAAATCACCGAGGGTATGGCCGAGCACGTCGACGACTATGTCGCGTTTGTGCGGCGACGTGCCGCTGGTAAGATCTTGCACGTTGAGTGTCGTCTGCCCATCGGTCACGTTACCGGCGAGGAAGGTGCGCACGGCACAAGCGACGTCGTCATCATCGACATCCCGAACAAGGCAATCGAGGTGATCGACCTGAAGTACGGCATGGGCGTGCGTGTGAGCGCGGACAACAACCCGCAACTGCAGCTGTATGCCCTTGGCGCAGTCGAAGAGTACAGCTTGGTCTGTGACTTTGAACGCGTCGGCATGGTCATCCACATGCCACGCCTCAACCACGTCAGCGAGTGGGAGATCCCCCTTGCCGATTTGTTGGCCTTCGCTGAAGAGGCATCCAAGGCCGCAGCGCTGGTCGACGCGGACTGTGCTTTGCTTAACGCCGGCGAGAAGCAGTGTCGCTTCTGCAAGGCCAAGGCTGACTGCCCTGAGCTGCTGAGCGAGATGTCCGAGATCGTCGGCGGCTCTGCTGCTACGGTCGACGACTTTGCTGAGTTCCTGCCGCAAAAGGTGGACATGCAGGTGGGCGACAATTACCTGCCAATGGCCATGAGCAAGGTCGAACTGGTCGAGGATTGGTGCAAGGCCGTTCGCGCCGAGGTGGAGCGAAGACTGCTTGCAGGACAGGTAGTTGATGGTTACAAGCTGGTCGAAGGGCGGCGCGGCAATCGGGCGTGGCGCGACGAGGCCGAGGTCGAGAAGCTCTTCAAGAGCTTCCGCCTGAAGCTAGAAGAAATGTACAAGTTTCAGCTTATCAGCCCGACAACGGCCGAGAAGCTACTAAAGGCAAACCCGAAGCGTCTGGCAAAGGCTGAACAGCTGGTTACCAGAGCCGAGGGCAAGCTGTCTGTGGCACCCGCCGCAGACAAGCGACCACAAGTGGTCGTGTCACTGGTCAAGGATGCTTTCCAAGACCTTTATAAAACTACAGAAATGGACAATTGAAAATGGCTATAATTATACGACTTGAAGACCTCACGCTTGCTTTCCCAGCGATTGCTGAGCCGCAATCCTTCGGTGAGGGTGAGCCTGCTTACGGTGCGAAGTTCCCGATTGTTATCGGTTCGGATCAGCAAAAGCAGATCGAAGACGCCATCTTGGCCGAGGCCGAGAATGAGTGGGAGGACAAGGCAGCCAATGTTCTTGCGATGCTCGCCGAGGACGCCAAGCTCTGCTTCGTCAAGAAGATCTACCGCTCCAAGAAGACCGGCGAGCCTTACACTGGGTTCGAAGATTGCTATTACCTGTCGACGCGCAACGCCAAGACACAGCCGACTGTCGTTGACCAATATGGCGACTACATCACGACTAAGGGTGATATCGAACGCAAGGCCTTCAGCGGCGCGATCGTGAACGCCTCGCTCGAAGTCTGGGCGCAGGACAACAAATGGGGTCGCCGCGTCAACTGCACGCTGCGTGGCATCATGCTCACCGGTGAAGGCAAGAGCGTCGGTGGCGGTTCGGCACCGGCCGGCGAACGAGTGGGCGGATCTCGCTAAGGCGCAGCCTGACGTAGAAGACTACCTGTGAGCGATATCGGACACAATTCCGAGAGCAGCTCGGCTGAACAACTTCGCCTGTTCATTGAACGCATCGAGCGTTTGAACGAAGAGAAGAAGGCCATTGGGGATGATATCACCGATGTGTTCAGAGAAGCCAAGAGCCAAGGCTACGTCGCCAAGATCATGCGCGAGGTTATCCGCCTGCGCAAGATGACCAATGACGATCGTGCTGAAATGGAGGCTATCTTAGCTACCTACAAATCAGCGCTTGGCATGGATCTACTTTAGCCCTAAACGAGCGGTGCGTCGGCTTTTTAAGCCACCGTTGGAGGTCGACGCACCCTCTGTTCTGGCGAGCCGCGCGCGGGTGCGGGTCTCCCTGCGTTGCTGATACACGAAGCGCGCGGCTCACCCGAACAGAGGACGTATCAGCATGACAATCTTATTCTTAGACCTCGAAACCTACAGCGACATATCGATCAAACGCGGCGCGCATCGTTACGCCGAGGCGGCCGAAGTGTTGCTGGTGGCCGTTGCCATCGACGACGAGCCAACGGTCGTGTGGGACTGCAAGACCGCATTAGGCGCGAACTGGGCGGTGACGCTGCAGAGCTTGATTGATCAGGCCGAGCGCGTTGTCATCCATAACAGCGCCTTCGACCGCACTGTGCTGCGCCATCAAGGCGTACAGGTGCCCATCGAGAAGATCGACGACACGATGGTGCGCGCGCTTTCGCACAGCCTTCCAGCCTCGCTCGGGAGCCTGTGCGACGTTCTTGGCGTGCCGGTTGATATTGCTAAAGACAAATCGGGTAAAAAGCTGATACAATTGTTCACCAAGCCTTGTCCAAAGAACTGGAAAATAAGGCGCGCTTCGGGGGAAACGCATCCAAATGAATGGCAGCAATTCATCGAATACGCCCGTCTCGACGTGGACGCTATGCGAAACATATATGGAAGAATGCCGGATTGGAACCATTCACACGGTGAGCACTACCTTTGGCGGCTTGACCAAAGAATTAATGACCGTGGTATCGCCGTCGATGTTGACTTCGCCAAATCCGCAATCCGCGCTTTTCGACGAGCTTCTGGATCTCTGGCCGCTCGTACTGCCGCTCTAACCGACGGCGAAGTACCCTCGACGACGCAGCGCGAGGCCTTCTTGACCTACCTGCGCGACAAGCGCGGCGTCGAGATTGCGGACATGACGAAGGACACCGTCGAGAAGTTGATTAAGACGGATCTGGATCCCACGACGCGTGAATTGTTGCATATCCGGCTGCAGGCCTCCGCGACCTCGCCGGCGAAGTATAAGGCGCTGATGGACGCCGCGTCCTCAGACAATCGTCTGCGCGGTACGATACAATTCTGCGGTGCCGCACGTACAGGGCGCGACAGTGGAAAGATCTTCCAGCCCCAGAACCTACCACGTTCACCCGATTGGTTCGATGGTGACGTCCAAGAGGCCACAATAAGGGCGTTCAAGGATGACTGCGAAGACGTGATCTACGAGAACGTCAGCGAACGATGCGCCTTTGCCGTACGGGGCACGCTCGTTGCTGGGTCCGGCAAAAAACTGGTCATCGCCGACCTGTCAAACATCGAAGGTCGAGTGCTGGCGTGGATGGCTGCCGAGCACTGGAAGATCGAAGCATTTAAGGCCTACGACAGGGGGGACGGCGCAGACCTTTATAAAGTCACCGCCGGCCGGATCCTGCACAAAGATCCTTTTGAAGTGACCAAGCAAGAACGCCAAGATCAAGGAAAGGTTCCCGAGCTTGCTGGAGGTTATGGTGGGGGCGTCGGCGCGTACCGCAAAATGGGTGGCGAAGTGTTCAACGCTATGGACGACGAGGCCATTGGCGCTATCGTTAAGGCGTGGCGCAAGGCCCACCCTGCCACCACGTCTTTCTGGTACGACGTCGAGGGTGCGGCGCGCTGTGCCGTGCGTGAGCCGAACGACAGTTTCGACGTGCGCGGTATGATCCGCTTTGATAACGTCGTTGGCCCTGACGGCGTGCGCTACATACGCTGTCGCCTGCCAAGCGGTCGCTTCTTGTCATACCGCAACTTGCACATCGATGACGACGGCAAGCTGGTGTACGAAGGGTCGAACCAGTACACGCGCAAGTGGGACACGCTCGAGACGTACTACGGCAAGCTGGTTGAGAACATTGTACAGGCCGTGGCGCGCGACGTCTTCATGACCGGCATGCGCCGCGCCGAGGAGAATGACTACCCAGTCGTCCTGCGCGTGCATGATGAGCTGGTCTGCGAGGTGCCGGATCACACAGGCTATTCCGACAGCGTCCTTGCCGGCATGATGTCGGTCAACCCGAGCTGGTCGATTGGCCTGCCTCTGGCGGCGGCTGGCTTTGAAACCTACAGATACCGGAAAGAGTGACATGCTCAACATATTGGATCTATTCAGCGGTCTNGGCGGCTTCACGCTTGGCCTAGAGCAAACCGGCGGCTTTAAGACCGTCGCCTTTTGCGAGCAGGACGCTGCCTGCCAGCGTGTACTGGCGAAGAACTGGCCAAGTGTGCCAATACATAACGACGTGCGCGCGCTGCCTTACGAGCAGCTGCGCGGCGTTGACGTAATAACAGGGGGCTTCCCGTGCCAAGACATCAGCATCGGAAGCAGTACAAGGGAGGGATTAGACGGTGAGAGATCGGGACTTTGGGAATATTATAGGCAATGTATCGCGGATCTACGACCGCGCTTCGCAATCGTGGAAAACGTATTTGCCCTTCGCGGCCGAGGCCTCGACCGTATCCTCGGAGAACTGGCCCTCCTCGGGTACGATGCGACTTGGTCGGAACTCGACAGCCAGTACTTCGGCGTGCCCCAGCGCCGCCGCCGTATTTACATTGTGGCCGCGCGCGACGGCATACCCGCCGCAACCGATCTTTTCCAGTTTAGAGAACGCA